TAACACCACTCTTAGGAGCACCTGAAGTCTCTTGTAAAGAGCTAGTGATACTGGTGTTGTTAAAAGTTATTTTTGTAGGGTTGCTGCTTAGATTAACAGCATATTTAGTTGTCGCTTGCACTACTGAGTTGAGTGCAACTTTTACATCTTCAGTTTGTATGACCGGGAAGGTGAACGTAAATTCCAAATCGGAACCATTAGCCGCACCTCCGCCGTTGTCAGTATATGTAGTTGCCATTTAATTTCTCTTATGAGATAAGGGTTTGGCGGTGGATTTATTTAGGTATGTTTATCATTGCTTCAATCGTTTCTTGAGAAGAGTTATATCTTCTTCTCTCATATTCTTTTTCTTCTGCAATCAATAATTGCACATCTTCATCCTGATTTATCTTTGCCCAAGCTTTTCTTTTCGCACTATTAAATAATGTAGTTATTGCTTTAACGTGAGGAAAATCTTTTGGATTTAAATCAGCTTCACCATTTTTCCTTTTAGCTTGCATTCTTGCTATAGATAGTTGCATTCTTGGATCTGCCGCTAATCTTTCAAACTGCTTTATAAGCTTTTGATCTCCTAAAGCCTTTTGAAACCTTGATCTTATTTTTGGTGAATCACTTAAATCTGTTCCATCAGGAGCACTATATCCTACTGTTCTTAAGTCATATCCACTGTTAAAAAGAAATTCTCTACCCGGTGAATAATCTAAATTAAATTGAACTGGTGATATCGCATTAAACATACGAGTCATAAAATTATGATCTTTTATAGGATCTCCAGTTAGGATGTCATATTTGTTAGTAAGTGCATCTTCTCCTGCTAAACCTTCAGTAGCTAAGTTTCTATTTCTGATAGAACTCCAAACATCTGAACCTAGTTCTTTTGTATGTGGATTAAGCACTTTACCTATCTCATTTCTAAGACTAGATAATGGAATAGAGTTGTTCATTAAAGAAGCGACTATTCTATTTTGCTGTCCGGGAGCACCTGAAAATAAATCAACAAAGGATTGTAATCCTGCTAAATATGATTTACTTGTAACAGTTGAAGCTAAAGCCATTGATAATTTCATAAATTTATCTTCAGCCCATTCTTCACCCATTAATTCTGTGTGATCTCCAATGTCACCTACTAAAGCAAGTATCTGATTGTAAGGTTCAAAAGCGTCATAACTTACCCATTGACCAGCTATCTTAACTGTTCTAGGTTTCCATCCCATATCCATCCATGACTGTCTTTTCTTTCTATCTGTTGGTCCATTACCATGTAAATTACCACCAAGAAAAGCTTGACCAGCCATAAACAATGCTGATGTACCCATAGCGAGTCTTCCCTGTTGCACAGTCTGTGCAGTCAGTAAATCTCTAGAATTATTAATACCGTATTTAGCTAAGTGTTCTAAGTTAGCAGTAGGTTTAGTAAATGCTATCTCGTTAAATTCTTTTACAAGAAAGTTAAATCCGGGAGTATGTTTAGCAGTTAAACTTAAACCGTTAATACCAGTTCTTGCAAATAAGAAGAATGGTCTTGCCCATGGTGCACTATTAAAAGTACTTTCTAAATTCTTAGCAAATCCAGATAAGTCCTGAGTTAAAGTAGCTTCTCTCTTTGTATATTTTGCTGCTTCGTCAGTTAAGTTTCCATCGTTATCAAATATCTTTGCATTAAATTTATCTTCAGCATCTTTGAAAAATGCAGCATCGAAGTTTTTAAAACCTCCTTCACCCATTTGTTCAGTTGCTTCTAAAAATGCTTTTTCTCTAGCTCTCGCTCTACCAATTATTAATCCAAACGAATCATCAGTTGCTGCCATGATTTTAGTGGAGTAGGTAAACATATTAGTGTTGTTTGCCCATCGAGCCATATTAGCCATTCTGTAAACAAGCTTATCCATTAAGCCTGCACCTTCAGAGGTTTCAACCCAATGACCATACATCGCCCATTGATCGTCTGCTTTTGTTTTTTCGATATATCTAGTTTTCATAGATGATATATCGCCACTCCAATAGCTATTAAGTCTTGATTTAAATAATTGAAAAGATTCTGGAATTACTTCACGCATAGCATTTAAACTTGCTAAACCAGCTCTCATAGTTGTAACGTCACCTTTTAAAGCTCCACCAAGTGCCATCGCCATTGGACGTGCAAATGTTGCAGTAGCTGTACCCATAACTGCTCGCATTGATGTTTTAGGTCCAGACAAAACACTATGAGTAAATACAGAACCTAACTCTTTTATTAAAGCTCCAGTCTGTTTAGCTCCTCCTTTCCATTCTCCACCTTTAAGTTTGTACTTCATAAAAGCATCAAAATCATCTAAGGTATGAACTCCTTTAGCCATAGAGATACCTTCAAAGATAGTTTTAAATAATTCATCTCCACCTTCTTCAGGTGCTATTTTCATAGCTAATCTAAAAGCATCAATACTCTGTTGTACGTTTTGATCTACTATTTCATCAATCTGTTTTCGGGTAGCACGATCTCCAAGTTCTCTAAATTGTTGTGATAGTTCAGCTTTTTGAATAGCTCGCATTCTTAAACCAGCTATAAGTTTTTCACCTAATTGTTGTGCTGGTCCATCTACACTTCTGAGGTCATAGATGTTTTCAAGTTCTCTACCTGTAATACCGAGATCTCTTATTTCTTTCATAAGAGTTCCATTAACAGCATCTATAATTGGAGCCATTTCTCCAGCTATGAAATCATACTCTTGACTACCTGTGCGGCTGATTTTTTCTTTATTAACCTGTGCCCAGAATTCATCAGGAGTAAAGTCAGAAGTATTTCTTCCTTCGTAAATCTCTTTTGCTAATTTGGAAACTTTGGCATAATAAACTTCTTTTGGTATTCCTTGTCTAGCAGCAGTTTCGTCAAGACCTTTAAGGTAACCTTCACTAACTCCTCTTTTTAAAACTTCTTTTATAGTTTTTCTAGCTTCTCCTGAACTTACAGCTATTCTGTCTACTTCTACATTAGAAAGAATAGAACCAGCAGAACCATCTTCAGCTCCCCACTTTGTTTCTATATCATCTAAAGACTTAGCAGCAGATTCTATTGATTCAAGTGATGTCGGATTACCTTGATGTTGTTGTTTAATTTTAGGATTTTTATAAGCACCGAATCCGGGAAGTTCAAGTTGTTTCATCCCTTTTTCTGCTACCTGATCTCGAACACTTTCAGCTCTAACATCAGTAACTTGTTTTAAATCAACTACTTCTTCTTTTCCTTTAGCATTTCTAACGATAGCTTTACCAGATCCTTTTAAACCTCCACCAATTACGTGGATAAGGTTGTCAAATACAACTCCTATAGCCATACCTTCTACGACATTTTTCAATGTTTTCATAGCAGGATGATCGTGTTCTTTAGTGGCTAATGGAGTGTCTAACCATCCCCATCGTTCTTTTAGCATTCCTGTAACGTTATCGTCTTGAGATGTTTTAGACATGATGTCAAACTTCGCACCAGTTGCCGCACCTTTTAATAAGTTACGTCCAGTGAGTTGTTTTGTGTTTCCAAGGATTTTAAATTTAGGAGTTACCTTTAATCTATGTGCAGCTATTCTTGCTTTCCTAGCAGCTTTCAAAGCTTTAGGTGCATTCTTACCTACTGTTAAACCAGCTCCTACTGCTTTTGCTCCCTTTGCTCCTTTAGCTACAGAAGCTAACTTTGCAATACTTCCTAGTTTTCCAGCTCCCGGGATAGGGACTGCAAGAGTTGTACCAACATGAGTTACACCTCTTATTAGTCCTCCCCACCAAGTTTTGGTTTCTAAAGGATTCTCATCATCTACAAACCAATCATCCCATTCAGGTTTATAGTCCTTACCTTCCTCTGCCATTTCTCCAGTAAAGTAATCAATGATTCTTTCTGGCATGGTTATTAAAGAAGAAGCAGTGTCTTGGACACCAGCTACAACACCAACTCCAGTATCTTTTATGTAGTCACCAAGATTAGCTTTTCTGTTTTCCTCTTGTTCAACTAATAGTTGTTCTTGTGCTTGTTTATTTTGTAGTTCTTGTTGTTTTAAATCGTTACTATATTGTTGTTGTTGTTCTTGTGCTTTTCGTTGGGCTTCTGCCGCAGCATTTATCTCTTCTTCAGAGTAGCCCCCATCTGTAATTTCGATCTCTAATGATTGATCTTCGTCCATTGTTACCTCGGTAAAATAAGTGTCAACTTCGAGACACCACCGCAGTTAAATGTCTTCGTTCGTCACACTTGGATTGTTAAATAATGAATTGTCTTTTGTTACTTCCTCGCCTTCTTGTTCAAGCATCATTACACCCTGAATAACAGAATATGTATTTGGATTCTTGAATATAAGTTGAAGTATTGATTTGTCCTCTGTCATCTCCTTTGCAAGACCTTTATCATCAAATGGTTCTTGTGTTATCAAAGCTGCTTGTGCCAAGCCAAAAGTTTCTGGAGCTATACCAAGTTGTCTAGCTACATCAACATAATATCTAGGCATATCTGCAACACGTCTATCAGGACTATTTGACCAAGCTAATAATTCTTCATCAGCTCGTTGTCCTGCCATAGACATTCTTGATGTCTTCCATTGATTATTTTTTCCTTGATCTCTGCCTGTGGAAACGTCATCGACATATCGTTCTTCTTCTTGAGAAATAGTGTTATCTGCTTTTTGAGCGTCAGCTACTGCATCTGGATCATCCAGAAAAGTATCGACGGCTCCCATTGCAGTTTTATTAGCTGTTGCAGGATCATATCCTGCTGCAATTTGTACGTTGTAAGCATCGTTATATATCTCTTCAACATTTGCTCTTAAATATAAAAAGTTTTCTGATTTAATATCTCCTACACCATAATTACTTTTTAAGATGTTTTGAGTTTTAGCATCAAATAGTTTTTGATTTAATTTATAAGCACTTGTCCCATTTTCTGTAGGACCACCAGCACCCACCAAGAATCCTTTATATTTGTCGTAAACTGCATTACTGACATTTCTTAATTGGTAGCCATAAAGTTTGTCGCCTTGCGCCCGTTTCCACGTTTCTAAATCAGCTATCGCTTCATCATCAGGACGATATCCTTTTAATTTATTTCTAATTATGGAAGGGATATTACCTTTATATTTAGTATTAAATGCTTCAGTAAGGACTGTTGCTTGCTCGCTACTTATGGGACCCATATCTTTTAAATAAGCTACATCCCCAGTAGCTTGTGCAGTCAACTGTGTTGCTTTTACTTCTTCATATTTAACAGAAGCAGCAGCTAGTTGAGTTTCAAGAAGACTTAATCCACTTGCATCTTTAATTGCAAACTTTCCTTTTCCTCCTTCACCTAAGTGGTAAATTGTAGCCATAGCTTTTGGATATGATATTTGACCATTCTGTACTTGAGTAACTAAATCCATACCAAATTGAGTATTAGCTTCCAACATAGTTGCACCCTTATTTTTAGACATATACATCGTTGTATAGTCTTGATAAAAGTCAAAGCCAGTTTCTGGACTATCCCCAACCTTTGAGGTCATATCTACTAACGACTGGTTATGATCTATAGTTTTTCTAGCATTAGCTCTATCTGTGACTGCTTGACTTTGTAGTTGTTGATTGTAAGTAAGCACATGTGGTCTGACTTGCTCAGCAATCAATCCTTCATTATCAATTCCCTCTAATTGTGCAGCAAATTGATATTGGACTTTCTGATTAAGAGCTGCCATTTCAGCCGCAGTTGGTTGATAATCACTTGGTTTTTGTGCAAATTTTACTGTTCTAACTGAACCGTCTGCATCAGTTACTTCTATTGAAGTAGTTAATTTAGCATTGTTTACAAACTCACCATAGCCTGCACCTTTTTTCCTAGCGTACTCTTCTTGTATTGCTTCTTGTTCCCATTGAGACATGTCCCTATAATCTTCAGCAGTTACAAGGTCTCCAAGAGATTCAATCTGACTGGCTGTTTTATGTATCTTTACACTTTCGTCAAAGAGATCTCTTTTCTCAGAACTAAAGTGTGCTGCTAAATTTTCACCAACACCATACATTAAAACTCTATTTTTTAATGCTGTACTTTTTTCTTTTCTATGTTTGTCTTGTTTTTCTTTTAATATGTCACCAACCTTACCAGAGAGTTTAGCTAGACCACCCCACATCTTTTCAGTGTTGCGAATTCTATCTTCTGCATTCTGTTCTAGTTGACGGAGATATCTTTCTTCGTCGTTTTGGACTTGTTTGTCTAGACGTTCTTGTTCAGGTATAACGTCTAATATTTCTTCGGGTGTAAAGTCTCCTGAATCGACCTCGTATCTAGGAATTTCTGCCATAGTTTTTTAATGATTAGTTTTAATCTGATAAACCAGCACCTAGTGCCTGTCCCATGCCAAGCATGAGTGTTAAACCTACGTTTTGCATTACTGGTTTTGGTGGTGCCATATCTGCTATTGGTTGAAGTGCTACTTTTCCAAAGGACTTTCTTACAGTACCTTTTAGACGTCTATTGACATCCTCCATATTTTGTCGACCTTCGTAGTAAGAAGCTGTTAAACCTCTTCTACGCATAGCTTGTTTTATTCCTAAACCTTGAGCATTTTGCACTAAGGCTCTAGCTATACTCTTACCTCTTACACCTCTTTCGGCTGCTCTTGCTTCAATCAAACCTTCTTCTTGAAGACTAGATTTGAAGTCACTTTCGTTTTGTATAAGTGCCATTGCTCTGGCATCATAAAGAGATTTCTGTGTTCTTGAATAAGCACGTTGAGCTGCAATATTTGCAAAATCAACTTCTTGTTCAAACTGTACTTTTTTAGTTGCGTAAGTAGTTCTTGATTGCATCCACTTACGTTCTCGGACTTTAAGCTGATGTTCGTATTGTCTTCGCTTCTCTTTGTTTGCTTGAGAAGCTCCCATCGCGGAGCCTATCGCTCCCACTGCTGGTCCTATTGCTGCTGGACTGCACATATTCGTACAAATTCTATAAAGGATAATTTGTTTGGTCCGTAGGGAAATCTCCTAAGAAATTTAAAACCTAAAAACCTAAGTAACTTGATATGGACTTTGTTTCTTTCGTCAACAATGTTCCACAGTAACTTGTCTTTTCTTGACTTCACAAAACGCTTTGCTTCTCTAGCAAAGGTATGTGGATAATCTAAAATAAATGGAGTACATAACATCCAGATTGCTCCATTTTCATAGACGCCTGCAATGCCACATATCTCATTATCTGGGTTAGTAAAATAAACTGACTCAGAGTTTTGTACTCCGACAACCAGAGCATTTAAAGGGTCATGTCCATGACCTTCTACAACTTCCCGATAATCATCAGGTAATAAATTAGAAGCCACACGAAGTGCAGCTTCTGTAGTTGCTGGGTGAATATGTTTACTCATTTATAATGTTGTTTAATTTATCCAAAGTATCTTGCATCCAAGATTCCCAAGGATTACCTAGGGGTAGTTTCATACCTTTATACATACGATTCTTTTTAAGCCATTGCATGTAAATACGTATTTCTTGTTCGGTAAGGGTGATGTTAAACACGTTCGTAATTATTTTTTGTATATACTCCTTCCCACGTCATGTTGTGAACAGTGGCTGGAGCTGGGTGTGTTGATTTAAGTGTTAAAGCTACGTTTATATTTCTGTCGTAAATAGGAACTGTTCGTAAAATATTATCGTCAGTTATTGCTCCAGTGTTTGCTACATATTGGTTAGCACTAGCTACTTCAAATACTTCTGTATAATCAACTCTTCCTGTTCTACTTAAAGTTGTTTCATAAATGCCTACTGGACCAAAGCCAAATTTAATTCTATGCAAAATAGTATTTGCTCTAGTATCGGCTTTCCATGTAGTACCACTTTGAGTAAGGTAATAGATAGTTGGAAGATTAACTTCCATAGTGTATTGATATCCAATAAGAAATGTCTCACCAGACCAATCACCATCTAACTCTAAATTACTACCGTTTATAGTAATAAGACCATATCTACCTAAGTTGTTACCAGTATCTACGTCATAAGCTGCAAGTTGATTTGCGCTTTCTAAACCAGTCGGCTTAGCTTTAGTAGATTTTTTAGTAGTTGCGTTATAACTCCAACCACTTGTAGACATTAAATGATCTAGGTGTACTCTGTTCTCTGCCAAAGCAAAAGTATTAGAGTCCATCTTTATTGAATATTTCAGTAATTGATCCTTATTGTTATTACGTACAACTACATATAAATTGTCATCTTGCATGCAGTGATATTGGATAGTTCCTGTCACTGTCCATTTAAACCAAGACGCTAGTTTTCTATCTTCAATTTGGTCAAAGTATCTATAACCATAAAGAGTAGATGAACCTTCTTCACTAAAAAAGACAACTGAGTTTTCTCTTGAGTTAGATATAAGCTTTAAATCTTTTTCAAATAATTTTGAAACTACTGCACTCTGTTCAATTACTTGTGGTTCTCCTTCTCGAAGAACATTCGTCATCTCAAAGAACCTAGAGAATTTACCAGCATTATCTAGAAAACCTACTGTAGTACCAAGAGAGATAGGGTTAGTTGCAAAGTTAAAGTTGTAAGAAGAAAGAGCATTAATTTTAGCGGTAGTAGGGCTGAATACATCACTATCAGTAGTGAGCATAAATTGTTGATTTTTAGTAAATAAAACTAAACCTGTGTTTACTTGAATACCGTCATATAAAATTGCTGGGTATTCAGAACTAGCTGCTATATCTATTGGATCACTAGCTACAAATTGTATAGCTGACTTATTAAAGAAATTATAGAAATCTCCCGGTCTAGATAAAATTATATTTTCATCAGAAAGTAGACATAATCTATTGCGGAAAAACAACATCTTGTTGATTTGTTTACCTATGAAAGAAGGTTCAGGGTTAGTTATATCATCACCAACTAAAGCATCATCCCATTGTGGAACTGTATAGCTTACACCTGAAATCGTATAACTAGATCCATCTAATTCAGTTAATCTAAAGTTACCATCAGCAGTTCTTATTAAAACCACTGGCATAGTGGAATATTGAATCCTCTTTTTTCTTCCCGGCTTAGCACATTCTTCCCATGTACCTTCACCATCTCGATCACTATTACCAAAGAATTTTACAAAATGATTATCTTCATCAGCAGCACTATTAACTATTTCAACTACCATTCCATGCTTACATTGACTAGGTAAATCACCTACATCATTTATTTTCCCGGCAACCACATTAAGTAGTTCACCTACTGGAGTGGAAGCATTGAAAACAGAACTACGTTTTATGTGCATTCCAGTTCCAATAGTAGTAATATCACTAGCAGAAAAACTACCACTAGCTATTATTGCTGACCTTATATCACCAAGAATACTTTCAGCAGTAATAGTTGTTTCCGTGTCAAAAGGAGTTGGTTGTGGTCTAACTAAAGCAAGGTTTCCTTGGACAACTGAAGTACTTATAGTTTCTATACTTACTTTATAAAAAGCATCTTTCATCCATACATAAAAGTAATCACCTTGCTGCCAACCTTCGCCTCCATGTAGTAGATCATATGTAGTTGTATATCTTGCTTGATAAGTAACATTAGTACCAGCTCCGAAAGGTGTTGATTGACCTGTTGTAGATATCCGAAAATATAAGTTTTTACGACCAGACTGACCAGATTGATTAGATGAGTTATAAACACTGACTGAATAACTATATGATCTATTAGTTATACTTCCATCAGTTTTTTCTCCACCAACAGCACCTTCATCAACCAAAGTTATACCACTGTCTATGGAAAATATTTTAGTTCCTACATTAGGAGCAAAAGCATCTCTACCGTCCAGAGAATCTTCAGTACATCTGTGTATTTGAGTACCACGAGAAGCATGATCTACCATATGACCTCCACTCTCACAGTAGTTATTACTTGATCTAAGTCGTTCAACATTAATCCTTGTAGCTGTAGTTACAGTTGAAGTAGTGTTGTTGTCAAAAATATTTACTGAATACTGTTTTGCATAAGATATACTTTTTAACTCCAGAAAAATTTCTTTCTGAAAATTTGTGTCTGGTTCTAAAGTATTTCCAGCAGTATCCATTGCTGTAGTTTTAGATCTATTAGTTAGATATGTAAAATCATTTAAGGTTAATGTTTGAATATCTTCGTCATCAGTATGAGTCAAGTAATTGTTATTTCCTATTGCATTGACTACAGTTTTTTCTGCTCCACTTAAACAGTCCCACATTTTAATAACACCGTTCTGTGCTATTTGTCCTATGTACTGTTCGTTCTCATCACGGTAATAATGAAACCACCTACCGTTAGTTGTGGAATTATTTGAACCATCAGATAAAGATGCCACAAACTTTCCAGCAGGTCTTTTTGTTAATCCTTGGCTGACGTCAGGTAAAGCATTTACCATATCTTTTACCTGACCGGGAATTTTGTATTCATCAGGTTGCTGCGATATACCCTGAGCTAAATTTGGAATAGTTTGTGTTATGTTTGCCATTATCTAATAAGTGCTTTGTAAGGTTGATAAGATCTATAGTTACTTCCATGTGGAAAACCAAAGAAGCTATGATCTCCTTGCTCACAGTCATATTCCAAAGCAGTAGCTTTAGTCTGTGCTTCTTGTAGTTGTAAAAGTTTTACTAAATCTGCATTAGAAACTAATTGTGTTGCTGCTCTTACTGAAGCTCTAGCAATTATGTATCTTTGAATTGCTGGAGGTACATCATTAAAAGCAAGTAAGTAGGTTATGTCGAAATAGAAATCTTGAGTAAAAACATCTGTGTGTAAAACGTTGTCGTATAACTTTCCATTTTTTCTAACCACATCTCTATTTCTGTCATACAATCCATCGTGGATATCGTACCTAAGATAGTTAGTAGGAATTATAAAATTACCATTGGTGTCAGGAGAAACTTTTACATCATCTTCTTTATTGAAATGCCAGCCTTCGTTCTGCACATCTTTAGTCACTTCCATTAGAAGACCATGTATTAATGCAATTTGAGGATTGGCGTAAGTGTTTACTATTTCTTGTCCTGTATTAGTAGAGTCTGTAGTTACAGTACCTAAAGTAGTAACAGGTGATTGACCAATGCTACCCAAGATAGAGTTCACTGCGGATAGTTCGGTATCGGTTGCTATTTGAGTAGTCATAATTTATTAAATGTTTAATCCGCTTTGAGTGTTGTTTGTCGGTGTATTTAATTTAGGTTTCTTTTTACTAATTCTTAAAGAACTTGTTGCACCTTTCTTTCTACTTCCACTACCTTCTTTCTTAGATTGGTAATCTGAAGCAGCTTCTAAATTATTTTTACTGTTTAAGGTGTAATCTCTTTGTCTTTCAACTGATGCTGTTGCTTGAGGGTTGCTTATTCTTGCAGCAGACATTCCAGAACCTGAGATATATTTTGCATCGTCTTTTTCACTCCACTTTTTCTGTTCAAGTGCTTCATATAAAGAATAAAAAGGACCAGCTACTTTAGAATTACTTTTTGTAGTATTACTTGGATCTGCGTTATAAGCGTCCATTATTTTTTTTGAATTAGAGTTAGGATAAAATTCCTCATCGTATCTTTTCTGTTTAGTAGGTCGATAGTCATCCTTAACCCTTCCCATGACATTGCTTGGTGCGCACATAAAAAAAAGGGAGCCGAAGCTCCCATATAAAATGTATAAATTTAGAACGCTGAAGGAGCTGTAGCACCAACATAAAGTTCTACTGCGGCAGCAGGGTTTAGGTAATCTGCACCCATTGCCATTCTTCCAAGGATTACATCACCTTGGTAAACAACTGAAACGTCGCCTGAAGTTACTTGAACCTG